TCGTAGTAAGGGTACGGAGTCATGCGTAGGTCCTTATCTTCGGACCACACAACTCCGCGCTCACCTAGGCCGTAAGCCTGCTGAATCATACCATCGTCGGCCTCCAGCTTACGGTGCAGGATAACCTCGTTGAACTCAGGTAGCCAGTTTGAGCGATCCGCCATAGCCTCGCGCAGAGGCTCCAGAAGCGAAGGCTTGTCTTTGTTCTTGCGGTTTCCTTGGTAGGGCTGCTCAGCAATAACGCGGAATCGTCCGTGTTTGTCGGAGTTGTGTGCAGTCAGATGCACTGTACAATCCTCGGCCTTGCTCAAGAACATGCAGCGCAGCACCTCACTCTGGAAACGCCGAATGGCGGTGTCCATGCGCTTGGTGGTTGCGGCCACAACGTAACAGGGGACATCCCCATCTAGGATTAAAGTCCTACCGGGGATGGCGTTCTCGAACTGCGAAGGGACTGCGGTAGTGTCAATCCCGCCGATGATCATACAGGCAACACTGGGCTAGAAGGGACAGCCGGAAGCGATACGGCAGGCATCGCAATGGGTACTGGACCAGCCGGGACCTGAACGGGGGCCACGGCCACAGGGGCAGGGGCTACCGGAAGCACTGGAGCTGCTGCCACAACTGGAACCGCAACTGCCGCCACAGGGGCAGGCACTTGCGGCACGGCCAAAGGGGCGGCCACCCCTAACGTAGAGGGGTCAGGCAAGGCCGCTTTGGGTCCTGCAAGCAGCGATTGCAGCGGGGAGCCCTCGTAGTCCACAGCAGCCAAGATCGTCTCTTGCAGGCGGTTCTTGCTCTTTCCGTCGTCGTACGCGCCCTCAATGCGTAGGGAGTCCCAAGCCACCAGTGTCGGGCGGTCCCACAGGAACATGCGGAACAGAGCGTCAGGAGCGCCGGGGATGGCGTAAGGTTGGCGGGTCACTGGGTCGAGTGGTGGTAGGAAGCCGTTCGTGTCGATGCGGGATACGATTTTCGTGTCTGTCTTGGACTTCTGCTTATGCGCGATCTTCACTAGGAAGAACTGCCCGATAAGCTGCGCGAATGACTTCGCAGTGCCCTTCCAGTTCAACGCTTTGAACATCTTGTACGCGCCTGCCTTCTCGTTACGATGCACAGCGGTGTTGTACGTGCGTACGACGTACGGTGTGCCGTCATCGTTCGAGTACCCCTGCCCGCTCAGTGCGAATCCCAAGGTCATCTCAAGCACAGGTGGCTTGGCCTTACCCGCGAATTCCTGTGGCTGCTGGCCGTACTCGATGTACTCCACCAGTTGTCCGAAGGCGTAGCCCTCAGGAAGCAGACGGCCACCGCCGCCCGCCACCGCTTCGTTCATGTCAATGCCGGATGCTTCGGTAGCCTCGTCGGCCAAGCGTTGTAGCTCTAAAAGTTTACTCATGTTACTCCTTTTGGTTTGTGCCCTGTTGGGCGGCTTTCGCATTGTTGCGAATCTTTTGCAGCTCCGCAAGGTCGATCTCGCGGTACGTGTAGAATCCACCGTATGCACGGTGACTCCAGAATGGTCTAGCTACCCAACGCTCAAGCCCTGTTAGCATGGTTATTGGTGATGGGTCTCTAAAGTTACCGTGCTTCGCAGCACGGTTGTGCGTGCTGTACGTCACAGGCTTGTAGATCAGTCGATGTTGTTTAAGGTCCTCGGGGGTCAGCATCACAGTACCGTCGTATTCTACCTCGGTGTACATCATAGATACCCTTCTACTATAACCGCGTGTATATCGTTCTCTACAGCGTATAATGCATCAACGCACTGCTTGTACAAAGCCTCGTCGTAAGGTCCCGTACCACGGACTACTGCGTGCTGATCATGACTCTGCATCATAAGGACCTCAGCAGACAGTGCCAGTGCCCGCGCATTCAAAGCATGAATGCGTGCTTCGTTTGTTGTCATGCTTTAACCTTAGATTTCTCGTACATACTAGGCCCTGCTTCCACCTCAGCAGGGAACGGCACTTGTAGATCATACCCCATGCCGTTGAAGTACTCCGGCAATCCCTCCATGATGTGCTTCACGACTTGCGCAACGCGAGGCAGCACGCTCAAGTGGCAGTCGAAGTACAGCGCATCATGCACTTGGTTGATGATAAACACACGCCCTCCAAAGAAGTCTTCGGAGACAAGCCAGCGCATGACTTGCCCCGCCATACCCTGTACGAAGTACCCGGACTCGCCTTGGATGGGGTAGTTACGCATTTGAGTTGGCTTGAACTCCATAATCTCAGCGCGTTGGCCGTCAGCCCAGATATTCTTGGGGTACTCGCGGAACTCATAACAAGTGCCGCCCGGTGCTGTCCAAGTGCCACGGCCATACGGTCGCCAAGAGCCATCGTCGCTCTGCTCACGGTGAATCTTCTTCGAGGCGTACACCTTCAGGAACACCTCGTCTTCGTAGAACTTCTCTACGCCGGGGAACAGCGCCTTCTCCGCGTCTATGAACGCTTGGGCCTCCTCTACGGTACAGCCAGTGCTGAACGCGATTCCCATGGCCGTTGCGCCGTACTGGTACGCGAACGATTTCGGCTTGATATCGGTACGCATTGTCTTGTACCGTTTGTGATCTGGGTGCGTTTCATCTTTGCACTTCGCCAACACGGACTCGTACGGCTCACCCAGCTTCTTGGACAGGCGCATACAGTGCATGTCGATGTTGTTAAGAAGGGCATCCACGAGGGCTTTATCCTTGCTGAAAGCGGCCAAAGTCACCACCTCTAGTGCAGAGTAGTCGGCTTCGATAATAGCGCCTTGACGGACGTTCTGCTTAACCCCCAGAATGCACTCAAGCATCAGGTCCTTAGAAATGATACCAGCACCGTGCGAAAAGCGCAGCCAGTTCGGGTTGTCAAAGCGCGACGTGAACATCTTCTTAACGTCGGAAGTGTCACCACGCGGGATGTTCTGCATGTTCGGGCGGTTGCTGGAGAGGCGCGTGGTCACAGTGCTCGTGGTGTTCAGTACGTGGTACACGATGTCCTGCTCGGTGAGGTACTGCAACATACCCGACTGCTTCACGACATTGCCGTCCTCGTCGCACACCTCACGCAAGTAGTACGTGCCAAGGTCCTTGTCGATCTTGGCGAACTTCAACAGGTTCTTGAGCAGCTCACGAATCTCAGGCGGGAACTCGTCTCGCAGCGACAGAGTCTGGATGCAGTCGGAACCTGTGCTGAACACTGGCGTACCATCAGATAGTTTGCGCTTGCCTGTGTGTTCACGCTCGAACTCACGCCGGAAATCTTGCGGCAGTAGGTTCAACTTGATCGTGGGCTTCAGTGTGAACACGCGGTCATACCACTTCTGCTTCGGTGTGGAGCTGTCAACTTTGACAACCTTCGGATGTCCCTTGCTCTTGCCGGATGCGTAGCGCTGAACAGCGCCGAACTGCTTGACGTAGTGCTCGAATTGATCGGCAGACATACCACCCGCGCCCAGCTCAACAGTCTGATCACCGAAGGTGTAGCATTCAACCTTTTCGTACTTAGGGGTAACACCGTCATCCTCAAACCAAGTGTCGCGGATTCTGTATTTCACAGGCCCGCCGAAAAGCCAAGCGCTCATGTGAAAGTCTGAGCTTTCCTTGAACTCCACGAACTGTGGGATGTCTTGGCGATGTCCGCGGAAGGTTTCCGTAAGCGCTTGCAAGGCCTGCTCCTGTGTGGCCTTAAGGGAGAACGCAGTGTCACGGTGAACGTGCAGACCAGCGTCCATTGCGAAGCAGTTGTACACGAGGCCGTCCATACGCACCAGCGCCATCTGCCACATGCCACGCTCTTGCAGAGCCTGCACTTGGCCGTAGAATGCCTTGCGTGTGTTCTCGATGTCACCAGCGGGGCCGATGAGGTACTGGTCGAACAACAGGTCTTTGTCTATCTGGGAGGTCAGTTGCCCCTGCTCCCAGAGCAGCTTTACGCCGTCAACCTTGTGCGTGCCGCCGTACTTGACAGCGGTCTCGTCGAGGCTGGGGTACGTCTCTTGCTGATTCGTCAGCAGGTACTCCGCGTACGCCGTACAGAACACGCGGCCACCTCGCTTCAGAAAGCGCGTAATCTCCTCGCGCTCGGTGTGCAGCATCCAGTCAAGCTCGAACGCTGCGTTGTGCGCCACAAGGAGCCACACATCGTCGGGGATGCTTAACCACTTCTTTGGGCGCTCGGCGAAGTACTCACCAGTCACAGGACCGAAGGCCGTGGGAGTGTCTATGCATTGGCCGCATGCTACAACGTAGTTCTTCGGGTGTCGAGGAGAGGCCACAGCACCGAAGTACTGGTGGTTCTCTGTCTCGATGTCGATGATCATAATTTTATCTTGCAAGTCATTCTCCTGTTAATTTGTAGAGGTAAGCACCATCACGGCAGACAGAGGTGCAGAATATAAGACCCTGCCTCTCAAGCTCTGCAAACCTTGGTGTAACACTATTCAGCGGACTCTTGATTAGTTCCGCAACCTCTTTAGAGGACCGCCCAATGCAAGCAGCTTGTCCTAGGGCCATAAGAATACGGTCCCGAATAGTTGCGCGAGAAACGCGGGATGACTCTACAGAAGTCGTAGGGTCAGTGTTGCGATGCTTCCGCACTGGCGGCACAGGTGTACTGTGGTCGTTGAAGCGCCTATCAGTCACAACGGCATGTATAGTTTCGTCGATGGTATCCCAACAGATACCGTAGTGCATGTCGTGGTTATTCTTCAAGCGGCGCAGCACCTCTTGGCACTGGTGGCGCGTCAACTCAATATGCGACTCATACGCACGTAGGGTGATGTCGTCATCCCAAATTGTGATTGTGATCTTACGCATTCTTTCTCCAGTAAATTGTGGACCAGTACAAGGGGGCTAGGGCTGCATCTATGATGGCAATCATGAATCGCTCGCCATCAGCTCTAACAACCGTCCCAATACCCCGGGGTGAGTTATAGTGCTCTTCTGGTGATTGTAGCTGTGTCCGTAAGCGAGCACAGCAGAAGCCGCGTACAGGGCGATTATCGCCCACTTAAACTTATGCAATGCTTTCTTCCTCTGTAAGGGCACGCCAACGGTGGGAGTGCCCGGCCACTGGAACACCACGGTCGCCAATGACTACCGTGTACTCTGGGTAGTTGAACCAATCGTGCTTGATTGGTTCTTGCATCTCCACGATGGTGTAAATTTTGCCCGCGGTTATTTGGTAGGCGTAATTGCACACGGCCTTAACTCGCTGCCCGACTTGAAAAGTGCTCATTTCTTCGCCTCCCGCATACGGTGGAAACGTGGGTGGCGGTAGCCGCCTTGGCGGTCGCGCTCCATGTACTTAAACTCTGCCCACTGGCCTACGTACTTCTCGGGGTTTGCGAACATGTCACGTCCAAGCTCGTGCGCAATTCCGTGAGGTGTGGCGATGCTACCGTCTTCCATACGAATGCTGATGCTACCTGCGCGACCCAGAGGTTCACCGGACTCACTGACGGCCTCATGCACAGACTCCACAACCCCGTCTGCATCTTCTTCAGGTTTGATCTTTAACCACCCGTAGGAGCGTTTACCACGCTGGTACGTGTGCGAGTGTGACTTCACCATCGCACCTTCGTGGCCTTGTTCGATCATCTGCGAGTACAGCTTATGCACTTCTTCAGGGCTAAAAGCAATGTACTCTTCCGGGGCTTGAAACTTTGTGAAGTAGCGCACAAACGCAGTGTACGAACTGCCGTAACGGGCAGCGTGAGCAATCTGAGTGCGCCTGTCGAAGTCTCCTGAGCAGTACTCCATAGGGCACTCTGGAAGGTCGAAAAGTATGAAGAGCACAGAATCTATATTCAGGTCCTCGGGAAGTCCGCGAGAGCTTCGCACCCAGCGGTACGAGTCGTTGAAGTTTCCGTTGACCTCGAACCCGGTGTCGAACTCGGATGGGCCTACGTCCCTACTAAGTCGTAGGAAGAGCGGGTCGAAAAAATGCATGTTGTGCAGCGGCTTTCCGGCGTACGAGAGGTACGTCACAACGCCCTTCTGCACCTTCACATGGCAGCGAATCTCATCGGTCTTCACTTGCACTAGGCAAGGGTACGTCATCTTGTGACTGTGCTCGGACCACTTGTGTCCCTTCATTAACTCCGGCATGCTGTATCCTTTCGCGCATTATCTAGGCCGACCCTGCATCATGGGGTAAATTATCTTAAACACTTCAAACCTCCATCTGGTGTGTGAACCAACACGCCTTTAGCCTCGGCACACAACTTTATGAATTCGTTGTACAAGCGCTCTGGGGTTTTGTCTGGTGCAACATCACTCCACATAAGTATGAGTAGGAGGGCTGCTACGAGGAGCGTCAGAACAATCTCCTCGAACTTTAAGTCACTTTCACGCATTTGAACTCCCATCATCAAAAACACACCTAGACCCGTCGAAGTACACCTCACTCTGGAAGCATGATGGCTTACCGGGAAAGGCGAACTTGTTCTTGGGGCTGCTGAGGCCACGCAGAGTCTGCGCATCCGGGTTGTCCAATGCTCCCAGCATGAGGATGATGTCAGTTGCACCCTGCACGCCTGTCTTAGAGTCCTTGAGCGCGGAGTACGGCGGGTACAGCATGTTCCCACCCTCGGCGCTGATTTGCACCGTGGCTAGACCCACGCAATCGTGACGCACCAGCATCTCTCGCCACTCCTGCCACGCCTGCTCTACGGAGTCGGCCTTGTTACCACCGTTCGCGGGTCCACCTAGACGCACGTTCGCAATCATGTCCAACACCATCACAGCGGGGCGCTGCTCTTCTAGAATTTGCTCGATGTGCGCAAGAGAACCACCGTGAACATCCTTCACACGAATTATGTCAGCAATGCCGCCGACTGCCGCAGTGTACGCGGGCACGAGTTCGTTCTTGTTGGACAGTTCGATGATTTGGTTCAGGTCCATCTTCAACGCAGCTTGGTACAGGCGTGGTATGATACGCTTGCCGGAGCCCTCGTTGTTTGCCCACACGATGGGGCGCTTGCCGTCGTACATCTGCACCACTTGCGGCGCAAAGCACGTAAGGGCCGCTGCAATCAGCGAGGTTTTACCCTTGTCAGGACGAGCAGCAATAGCCACGCTAGCACCGCCTGAGAGGCCTAGGATGTGCGTGCGTAGGGACTGGTTGAAGTTGAACTTCAAGCCCTTGTCATTCGCCACCTCGGACAGAATCTCGTCGATGCTGGTGCGGATGTAGTCTGTCGGTGTGGCGCTGGCCTTGGCCCGCATAGCCACACTGGAGAGCTTGTGCAGCTCGTACGATAGGTCCACCTCCTCGCCCGCTTGGTAGCGCGAGATGATGGAGGCAGCACGGCCACTGAGGTCGAGTTCCTGAAGCTGTCCAAGCATACCGCCCAAGGCAACCTCATCAGGACGCTGCCGTAGCTGCTCGGTCAAGTGTATCGCAATAGCGACAGACTCGGGAGCGGCACTCGCGGAACGTAGCCTGATCAACGACTGCAACTCATCTACCTTCACCTCGTCGCGTCCGGGGAAAGCGGCAAAGTACGCACCGAACCACTGCAACATAGCAGAGGTGTCGGGCGCTAGCATGCTCTCGGGGACGACGTGGCGCAGTGAGTTGTACTTCTGCCTGCTTGACAGCGTGTGC